TACTTCTACTAAATCAGATTGACCACAAATTCCTGCAGATCTTAAGTAAACCATATGTTCAGGATAAACACCAGGTTCAAGTTTTTGATTAGGAGCATGCCTAACACCAGCTTTTTCAGAAAGAGGTGGAAATATAGGAATAGTAACACCTTCTCTTTCCATAGAAGCTAATGAACATAAGTCATCTTCTCTTTCATTATGATAATAAGTTCCTAATGTAGTTGCTCTGTTTGCTTCAGCTTTCCATATATTTTCAATTTCAACTGGGGCAATACCAAACCATTTAGATCTTTTGCTTTTAGAAACTCTTTGAGCAACTGCTTTAGAATCAAATGGTTTTTTAAAATGAGATACTAAAGTAGTCACACTTATCCAATCTATTTTTTCTGAATCATCAATACTTTTATAACTATGATCTTCTGCGTTAAATAGTATACTCATTTTTTTAATTTTTCTAAATCATACTTCCAACTACATACTGCACACACTCCTTCACGCTCAGACATAGATGATTTTTGAAAGTTTTGTCTACAACCAGAACAGTTGTAAATAGTATTAATATCTTTAAGATAGTCATTCATATCTGATGAATAGTTTTTACCTTTATTATTACAAAGCCAATTTGCTACAGGACTGCTGTTACAAACCTCAACTGGTGCAAATAAAGACTCCTTTTTAACTTTTTTATCAAATATTAAAAATTTAAATGTTTTGTTGAACATAGTAAATTCAAAACCTTTACCTTTATAAGGTATTGCTGGAGTTTGCTCAGAGAGAAACCCTTCCGTGTTTAAAATATCTTTACTCATAATATTAGTTTTTAAGATTATCTAATTTATTTTCTTCTTCTTCTGTTATTATAGCTTTCCATTTAGGACCTTCAGGATGAGGACATTCTGAAGATAAAGATCTTGTTTTAAAAGTTAAAGAACACCCGCAGGCATTACAACAAGGCCCTGTCCCAGGAATGGAACACTTGTCTCCTTTAAGAGAACATCTATCACACACCTCCATTCTATGACTTGCTACATCTTCTACAAATTCATCCCTAATAATTGAATTAGTTATACCTTCAAAAATTTGTTTTCTATTTTTCCAGATTGTTTTTAAATTTGTCCCCATACTTAAGTTTTTTAAAAGCTTCTTTTCTTAACTCCTGTTCTAAAATTTTTTTTTCTAATTTAATAAGAAGTTCTAATTTTGTTTCTGTTCCTTTCTTATTAAAATAAGCTGCAAATGTTGATGTGTCATGATTTTCTAAAGATTTAGTAAATCTAGGTATAGAATTTTTAACCATTTTTGCTTTAATAACAAATTGACCTAACCCATCAATATTTATCCGGGGTTCTTCTAAATTACTCAGCATTTGCCTTACATAATTGTAATAAAAACTTATAGTTTCTTCTACTAGTGAACTAGAAATATCTAATTCTTCAGCAACTTCTATATAAAGTTTACTTGCTTTTTTAGGATTCATATCCTAAAAATTTATAGTCTAGTAAAAGTGTACCAACCGTTTGAATCTTTAAAGCAGGATCGATCATGATTATTTTTTTATTCACATTATCTCTAACCACTAACTTGTTTTTTTCAGCTTTATTGATACAGTTTCTTACAGTTTGTGGAGACTTAAATATCCAATCTTCTTCTGAAGATGCATCATAACAAAAACCTGTAAGTTCAAGAGGTTGACTAAAACTTAACATTGTTAAGCAGTTTAAGTCTGCATCACTCATTGTAATCTTGTTTATGTAACAATGAGTAAGTATTTGAAACTTTACAATATCCCAGGCGGGCATCTTTACCCTTTTTTGAACTCTGTTTACTAAAGCCATGACTACACTTGTTTAAGCTTTCTCTCAGGAACAGGAGCTTCTGGATCTTCACTATCGGCTTCTTCTGGATTTTGCATCTGATACATATTCATAGACAACTGAGCATCCCACTGAAATCTTTTAAACTTAAACTCAGCTATATCAGATAGCAATTTTTCATACTTAACTTGAGCTTCCAGATAAGGAATTGACTCTTCAAAGTATTGCTTCATGTCTTGCTTTCTTGCTGTTAATTCATCAGCTGTTAAGTCTTCTAAGTGATCTTGTTGATTTTCTTTTTTCATTACTATACATTTAAAGTTTAAACAAATATACAATTTTTGTTTAAACAATAAAAATTTAAATGAAAAAATCCAAATACATTATATATTTGGATTTATGCAGGCCTGATGAAAGAATTTACTTTTTCTTCTTAACGGGACCTCCCTTTTTCTGTTTATCCAACATTTTTTTAATACCAATTCCCGCAGCAACACCTGCTCCTATACCTGCTACGGCACCTACTACTTTATCGGCTTTTTCACCAAAATTACGGAAAGCTTTTTGTCTTTTATTTTTTTTAGCAGCTTTACTATAGTTACATCCTCCACGTTGAAATTTATCAACATCAAATGCACCACCATTATTATAGCTTTTCATAGATCTTATGATCTGATTTTTATCATCTATCATGATTATCTGTTTTTAAAAGTAAAATTAAGTATAGTAAACATATAAAAGTTTCTAGATATGTCTAATTCAATTGTTAAAAAATCTAGTGAAGATATTCTAATCCTTAGTGATATCTTATCCCATTGTTTGTTTTTTAAGCCCCAGTTATTTCTAAATTTCATAATAGTTATTTTATAATGAATATACGTTATGCTTGTATTACATTTTAATATTTTTATAAGTATCTGAAATATTTTCTACTCCAACTCTTATTTTCTTTACCATCAAAGATACCGATTTAAGTATGTTACTTCCTGTAATATCAAACCAGTTTTCATTAATAGATGAAAATTCCATTAAACAAAATATACCTAATAAAATATTAGTATATATGGCTGTATTTGCTATAATAAAAGTAAAGCCTATTGCATGTATTACACCTGTTGTGAAAGGGGTTAGAACATAATAGTCTAAAGGAAACATTGCTCCTGCTATAATGTAATAACCGGCTGCTTTAAATATATAACCTTTTCTTAAGATTTTAGATTTAAAGACATCTCTAAATCTTTTCTTTTGCGCACAAGCAATTTTTTTTATTGATATTAGTTTTACAAAAGTGTCTATAAAGATCATAAACATTAATATAATAGCACAAAGTGCAATCGGAGCAAATACAGATAGAAGTGACAAAGTGAATAGTGTTAATTTAGTTTTCATATTAATTTTTTTGATAGTATTTTAATCAACACATATATTAATAGTATTAATAAAAATATACCACCAGTGTATGATAAGAAAATCATCCAGCTTGGGGTATATTTAATTTTTAAAGGTTTTAGTGTTTTAGTAATAACTTTTGTATGATATATATTATTACCTTTAAGGGTTCTGTATATAGTATCTATGTGAACTCTAGATGTATATACATTATTTTGTAAAGTAGTTTGTAAGCGTATTAATCTTCCTTCCTTATCTTTGATAATAGTATTAAGTTTAGATAATACATTTCCTAAAGAATCACAATAAAGAGTATCTTGTAGATAAATTGTCTCTCCGGGAATTACAATAGTAGTATCTCTATATGTTATTGTAGTTTCAACACTGTTATCCTGTATACATAAAGGACAGTATTTATCTAATCTTTTTTCTATTGAACAGGCCGTCAGGCTTATAAGCAATATGAAATATAAACAATGCTTCATAACTATAATATACAAAAAAAATTACAGCTTTCCTAGCATATATTTTTCTGCATTTTTAACAGTATCTTTAGTATTAAGCATTAGTTTAATTAACTTGGCATCAACATGTTTTGGATGAACCCACCAATCTTCATAATTAGAAGTATCATTTGGAGCAATGTCATTTACTACTAATATATAACCTTTGCTTATTAAAAAGTCTCTGGATTTTTTTCTAAAAGATCTTGTTACATCTGTATAATAGTCATGTTCATATGTAATTACTCCGAATGTACAAGTCTCCCAGTTGATCATAGTGAGTATTTCAAAAGTTGTAGCTGGAGGTTCACAGTCTACTTGTAAATAATCAGTATGTCCTGTAAGTGTAGAATAATCAAATTTGGTAGCATCACATAAAACAATGTTATTTTTTCTTTGTGCTTTAAATTTTTCTACTTCATTAGGTAATATTTCCAATGATGTACCTGTCCAACCAAACTGTTCTAATAAGGCGGTGTTATTTCCATGAAAAGGATCAGCTGCCCCAATCTCAAAATATGTACCATTCTTCTTACCATTTAACATAGTAAGAGTAAACATATCTTGATAGGTTTGGGAAAAGTTTTTTTTAATGCCCTCAGCTCCAGGAAACTTATATTTTAAGTAATTATAAAGTCCTTTATGATATCTTAAAAAAGGATCTGGACCTGAACCTAATGATGTTATATTAGATTGTACTAATTTTTTATATTTCTCATTTAATTCAGGTCCTTTATTTACAAGCGTAATAAAGGTATCTCTTGACTCTTGAGATTTACCTATCCACCAGGCTGATACAGCTTTTTGAAAATCAAGTTGATAGTTATGTTCATAACCTACATTTGAGGTCATTACAACAGCGTTATGAGCATTTTGAATTCCTATAGTTGCATAAGAGTAAGCTTCATGATAATCTTTTCTAGCTTCACACCATTCACTTAAAAATAAATATGCTTCAGGTCTCTCTGGTTTAAAAGCTATAGCATTTAACCATAATCCTTTTTCAGTTGTACCTCTCTGACCTTGTATAGATAAACATTTAGCTACCATGAGTAATGATGCATAAATTAAATTATCATCTTCACTATATTCAGCTGTTCTAAGATAAAAAGCTAATGCAGAAGCTGTGTGACCTTGATTAAAATAAAACTCTCCTAGATTAAAGGTATTATCATCTTTAAAAGGATTCATTATAAAATTTTCTAGTTTATAAGGCGTTGATGTTATAGTTTTATTTTCTAATTTTAAATCTAAGTTAAAATTAGTTATTGATTCAAAAGTACTTACAGGAAGTTTTAATATAAAAGCTGTAGAATCCTGAAAGCCAAAAGGAATAACAAAACTATTACCGTCAAAAATTAAACCACAAGAAAACTCAATTTGGGCAGTCATAAATTTAAACTCTTCTGAATGAGCTACCATATTCCATTCTTTATCCCATATAACAAATCTATGGTAATACTGAGCATCTTTTTTTTGTTGCTCGTTATGCCATAAATCTACTTCATGTGTAAGAGCAATATAATAACCACCTACAGAAATAACTTGAGAACCACCTCTTAAGTCTCTGTTAAATTTTATAGATTGTTCTACTAAGGCAACTGTTTCAGATTTATTTGTACCGGGAATCCATTTAACAACTTCTGTTGGAGAACACCATTTTACATAATGATATGGCATATCTAAAATCGGCATCCAATTCTTTTCACAATAAGAAGCTGTTGGAGGCTCAATCCTAATTCTTTTTATTTCTTTATAAGATTCATTAAGTTTAGATATTTCCATTCTACCCTCACCATCAGTTTTAGTATCTCTTCTAACACCTGTTAAACATAAATTGTTATCCCAGTGTACTACTCTAGCATCTTCTAAACCAATAAATTCCCAAACAGGTTTTATATCTAACTTATCAGTATCTACTTTTTCAAAAGTATCTATTGCTAAAGTATTAGGATCTAAATGACATATATAATTAGTAGTTCTTAAAGAAATATCATTTTCAGGATTAAGATATGCTAATGGCCCCCAAGGAGTTTGAAACTTTTGTTTATTTTCGCTATGATATAAAGTATACTGAACATGTCTTAAGTTTAGTAAATATTTGCCTTTTATATAAAGCAGAGAAGGATTGGTTAACCCTAATCCTTTTGTTATATTTGAAGGGATCATTAAATAATTAACTGAGCCTCCTTCTTCCAAGGCTTTTTTACATAAATTATCCATACTTTTGGTTTTTAACAAAAGTAATAATTTTAT